GATGAAAAGCTGACTCCTGGACTTCCCGCCCTGCTCAAACCCCGGGCGGGGGGACATCCAGTGGACTACCAACCTCGGCCCACGACAGTCCACTGGTGACCGACACATTACTACCGGTTAGTAGTATACGCGGCGGTTCGAGCCATGTGGCGGTGTACGTGGCGGGAAGCAGTATGCTGGATGGGAGGGTTATGAGGGGTAGTGGGGGAGCGTATTCCACCAGGATGATACCATCGGCGCTGATTGTGATGATTGCACGCGACGTCTCAGTACGTGTCAGCACATCGTCGATCTGGTCATCCACGTTGCGGTAGCATCTCATGACATTGATAATAAGAGGCATGTCGTCCTGTATTGTCCAGCCCGCTGCGCGCATGACTCTCGCGGGGACCTCGGCAATCAGGGAAACGGGGGTCAATTGCTCGCAGTCTGCCTTCGCACGTAACCAAGGTCCGAACAGTTGGCGGTAGAGGGCACCGGCTGGCATGGTGGCAATGGGAGACGCTTGCATACGGTAGCAATAGTCTAGCAGCAGTTGCAGTGCGGTGCCACCCACTCGGTTAGGTCGGGCGATGATGTTGACGGTGTGATCGATTGGGATTGCCCCGCGGATGACTTGTATCGGCACATTGGCGGCTAGCATTTCATAATCCGAGTGAGCGAACACCAAGGTACGGCCTTGTTGCGTCAGTATCGGCACGCGGTTACGTTGCGCCTCAGTCATACAGGAAGCGTAAAGTTCATTGAACGAGGTGACAATCAGCTGAAGAGCCGTCTCATCAGCGGTAGGACATGTCGCGAGCGCTACTCGAATAGCCTGGTCAACGGTGCCAGGAGGGAGCGTTTCCAGCATTGTGGCGAATCGTTGCTCGAATGTGGGGTCCAAGGAGTCACCCAGGTGGTCTGAATCTACGATCGCAGTGGTGCTGACAACGGGCCATTCCGGGAAGAGTGAGGGGAGCGTATCTATCATAGTGGATTTAAAAGATCCCTTTGGCAGCGTCAGGCAGACGGCGTTCAAGTATGTTGCGGGGCCAGCGCGAACTGATGTCACTCGGGCAGAGACGCAACGGAGGATCTTGACTTGGGTGAAAGGTCTTTGCGCAGCGTGAGCTGTTTCCAACTTTACCGACCGTCTAGTCCCCGTGAGGGTTACGTCGTCGGACATCAGTAGAGACATGAGCATCCAGGGCACGTACATACCGCTTTCGAGACGTAACGGGTATTCCTTCCCAACTGTGATGTCAAGGACCGTTAGTAGGTCTGAGGGTACCGCGTGTATAGTGATATGTGTAGCGGGTGGCTTCTCAGAGTCATTAAGTGGCTCCGGCGTCAATGCGCATTGGATGTCGCACACTGGAACGTGGTGACGATTGTGGCAGGAGGATGTGTTGGCACCGCGGGGACGTGATAGGCGTAGAGCACGGAAAGAGGGATCCACATCGGCAGACCATTCCGGTTTCAGGGCGGGGTCAACGGTACGTCTCAGTAGGGCATTGGGGGGCATCAGTCTATGGCTCTTCACGGCATCGTTTCTGAGCAGGGGCCACATGACGGAGAGGGGGAAGCTTGGGTCTCTGGGAGCGTCAACGTCCAGCAGAAACGTTTTGGGGGAGGTGAGGGAGGGGAGGATGGTGAAGCAGATCTCTTTCTTTTTGAAGGTCTCGGGTGTCCACGAGGAAGGGTAGACGTGCGATAACTGCTGGGAGGACAGATATCCAGAGTAGTAGGACGTGGGGGCGGCGAGCCGGAGTGGGGCTCCAAGGACTTTGGAAGTGCGAGTGTACACAACTTGGGTGCCTGAAACTCTACTGGCCGTGGTTGCGAGCTCGGCGTTTGGCGATACATGTCCGACGACATAGTTGAAGATGTCACTGGTAGGGTGTTTGGATGTGGCTGTGACGTTTAACACGGTCACGGGTATATGCCAGATATTGGAGCTTGGGTCGTCGAGCAGCCACTGGGCGAATCTCTTAGCCTTGGGCAGTAGCGCGAACGTGGATGTCACGGGCACGTGAATATCTTGGATCGCAGCGAGCAGTTGAGAGGGCGTTAAGGAGACTGCCGCCTCTTCTAGTTGTAATCTCAGCCACGCGGGTGCGTATACTGCGAATCTCTGGTTGGATTTGGGTATGTTGTTAAGTCTGTAGTCAATACTGTTGAGTAGGTTGGTGTCTGTCCAGGGAAACCGTTCGGTGGGAATAACCACGATGGTTATCATCCTAAGTCAATAAAAC